TAAAACAGTTTGCTGGCTCAATACCAATGGTGCGGTTTCATGAAACTGAATTGCGCTGTGATTTACCTAACGGTGCCAGGATACAGTTATTGGGCAGTGAGAACCCGGACAGTTTACGGGGTATATATTTAGATGGTGTTTGTTTAGATGAGATGGCTGACATGCCGGAAAGTTTATTTCCAGAGGTTATACGGCCGGCATTAAGTGATAGGAAGGGCTGGGCGTTATTTATTGGTACGCCTAGAGGACATAATTCTTTTTTCGAGTTGTATAGTGCAGCAGAGAACCAGGACGACTGGCACACGGCGTTATACAAGGCGAGTGAAACGAATATTCTTGACAAAGAAGAGTTAGACGCAGCCAAGGCTATGATGTCGTCTGATCAGTATAGTCAGGAGTATGAGTGCAGCTGGGTAGCGAATGTACCCGGCGCTGTATATGGCGCTGAGTTAGAAGATCTACATGAAAGTGGGCGCATAACCTCAGTACCTTATGATCCGTCTGTGAAGGTGGATACATTTTTTGATCTTGGCGTAGGAGATTCGACATCGATATGGTTTGTTCAGCAAGTTGGGCAAGCTGTGCATGTCATAGACTTTTATGAAAACCGTGGTGAGGGATTACCGCACTATGTAAAAGTTTTACAAGAAAAAGGCTACGTATACGGGGAGCATAATGCCCCGCACGATATTGAGGTTAGAGAATTAAGTACAGGCAAGAGCCGCAGAGAAACGGCGTATGACTTGGGGATAAATTTTAGGGTAGTGCCCAAGTTACCATTAGAAGACGGCATCCATGCCGCGAAGATGTTACTGCCACGATGTTGGTTTGACAAAGATTTATGCAAGCCAGGCTTAGAGGCATTGCGTCATTATCATCGAGCATACAACGAAAGATTGCGTAGTTTTAGGAATACGCCGGTCCATGACTGGTCGTCACATGCAGCCGATTCCTGGAGGTACTGCGCAGTCGGGTTAAGAAAAAATCGCGGGATGGGTAACAGGCCACCGCAACAAAAAGCATTAAACAACTATAATCCGTTTGCTGCTTAGGAGATATGAATGAGTTTTTTTGATCGCATAAAAAAAGCATTTAGCAGAAAAACGGGTACGTCCACGCGAACTAATAGTGGGCGTCGTATTAGAGTTGATAAGCCTAAAGGTGGTCGCAGTGGTTCAGACGCTTTTTATAAATTGCAGCAGAAACCAAAGAATAGCGCATTTACAGATTTAAAAATGGATTTGGGCATTACGCCAAAAAACGATGTATACTTTCGTGATTTAGCGTCGCGTAATGAGGCGTCACAAAAAGCATTAGCTGATATGAAAGCGCGTCGTGCTAAGAAAAATGATCGCAAGAATGCGATAACAGATACAGATACAACGACTGAAACGACGACGACTGATACTGATACTGATACTGATATAACAGATGTTGGAACATCAGCGACAAGCACAGTGACACCCCCACCTGATCCAGGTTCACCCACTGTTCTAACAGATACGTTTGACAGTAGTGGAAATCAAACAAGTGGCATTAATACAGCTGCGTCAGGTGTAATAGAAGCTGAGCAAATCAGGGCTGCAGCCGATGGTCCATCAGAAGCAGCAGTAGCAGAGACAGCCACAAAAGGGCGTCGCGCAACGATACAAACAACACCACAAGGGTTATTAGGAACGCCAGCCAAAACACGGCGTAGGCGCTCATTGATGGGCGGGGGATTGTTACAGTAATGATGTACAAAAACCAGGCCGGGAAGATGGGTGCTATGTCGGCACAGCCAGCTAAGAAAAAAATAAATATGAATGTGGATCCGTTAGAACGTCTCAATCAAAAGATGGCGGGTCGTACTCAGGGTGGTTCTGTAGAGGGATTAGCGCCTGGTCTTAAGAAAAAAAGAAAATCTTTGATTAGCACTATGGGGCAGATGTAATGCAAGAAAATCCAATGGTTGCAACGCTACATAGAAGATTAGAAGGGCTGACTAAAAAAAGATCGAATTGGGAGTCGCATTGGCAAGAGCTTGCAGATTTCATGCTGCCACGAAAGGCAGACATTGTTAAGGTACGTGAACCTGGCGACAAACGCACAGAGCTTATATTTGATGGCACGGCAATCCATGCTGTAGAATTATTAGCGTCGTCGTTGCATGGCATGCTAACCAGCCCGTCCACACCGTGGTTTAGTTTACGATTTAGAGATCCTGAACTGCAAAATAACGACGAGGCCAATGAGTGGTTAGAAAATTCGCTGGCGCAGATGTACCAGCATTTTAATCGATCTAACTTTCAACAAGAAATACACGAGCTCTATTATGACCTAGTGGTTTTTGGCACTGCAGCAATTTATGTCGATCTAAACGATGAAATGCTTAGATTTAACTCCCGGCACATTGCGGAGATTTACATTAGCGAAAATTCACAAGGCCAGGTCGATACTGTCTATCGCAAGTTTCAAATGACCGTGCGCGCTATGGAACAGCAGTTTGGTCGAGAAAATTTACCACAAGATGTTATTAAAGACTTAGACGAAAACCCATATGCTGAACATGATCTAGTGCATGCAGTGTTTCCGCGTGGTGAAACAAAAGGTAGAGTAGGCAAGTTAAAAGCAATAGGATCTATTTATTATCACGCAGATAAAAAACATTTATTAAGTGAAAGTGGATTTGATGACTTTCCGTTTATGGTGCCGCGATTTGTAAAAGACAGTGTAAGCACTTACGGCCGAAGCCCGGCAATGACTGCGCTGCCAGACACAAAAATGCTAAACAAAATGTCAGAAGTGACTATCCGGGCCAGTCAAAAACAAATCGATCCACCACTTATGGTGCCAGACGATAGCTTTGTAATGCCGATTAGAACAACGCCTGGCGCATTAAATTTTTATCGATCAGGCACGCGTGATAGATTAGAACCACTTAACATAGGTGCTAATAATCCACTGGGATTAGCAATGGAGCAAGAACGGCGTAACGCCATAAACAAAGCTTTCTATGTAGACCAGTTGTTAATGTCTAATGGTCCAACAATGACCGCGACAGAAGTTTTACAACGAAACGAAGAAAAAATGCGTTTGCTTGGGCCGGTCTTAGGGCGCCTACAATCAGAGCTATTACAGCCATTGATTACACGTAGTTTTTCATTGCTGCTTGGGGCTAAGCTCCTCCCACCTAGCCCTGAGCAACTTCTGGGGCAACCTATCGAAATAGAATACGTTAGTCCTTTAGCCAAAGCGCAGCGACTGACAGATCTGCAAGGTATGTTGCGCGGTTTTGAAGTTATGATGCAAGTCGCGGAAATCGCACCCGTCATGGATTATTTAGATAGCGACAAGCTGGTGCAATACCTAGTCGAAGTTACCGGGATACCGGCAAGAGTTATAAGAAGCGATGAAGAGGTCGCAAAAATGCGTAGACAACAGCAGCAGCAAGCTGCAGCAGCGCAGCAACAACAAGAAGCTTTATTAGAAACAGAAGCAGCTAAAAACCTAGCGCCAGTAATTAAGGCAGTTAATCAAAATTAATGAAACATTTAAAAGAGCTTAAAAGCAACTATCGTAGTGTTTTTAACACTGACGATGGACAACAAGTGCTTAATGATCTCAAAAAGCGATTTGCTTACGAGACAACGACATTTTCGGACAACCCGTATCAAACTGCATTTAACGAAGGTCAGAGGGCAGCAATATTGCTCATCGTCCGAATGCTGACCGAAGAAAAGGAAATACAAGAATGAGCGAAGAGGTAATCCAGGAAAGTGGATCTCAAGAGGTCGCATCAGAACAATCAACGCAAAGTTTTCACGATACATTACCAGAAAACTTACGTTATGTGCCTAGTATGACAAAATTTAAAGACGTCGCCGGTCTAGCGCAAGGTTATGTAAATCTAGAGCAAGCATTCGGCGGTGATAAAATAGCAAAACCAACAGATAGTTGGACAGACGAACAATATAACGATTTTTACACACAAATAGGTCGGCCCGAAGATATAAACGGATACAACATCGAGGGCGCTGAAGGTGACGAAGAAACCTGGAATACGTACAAGCAAGCAGCGTTCGATGCCGGTCTTAATAGCAAGCAAGCACAAAAAATGGCAGAGTTTCTGACGCAAACTGCTGAACAAGCTAATGAAGCACATGACGAAAATGTTGACAGTATCCGTCAGCAAACGCGTGATTTAATATCTAAAGAATTTGGCGCTGCTACAAAGCAAAGAGTTCAAATGGCAAATCAAGCTGCAGCAAAATATGGCGTGTCAGATCTTTTAGAAGAAGTAGAGCTTGCAAATGGTACTGTCTTAGGTGACGTACCAGAAATAATAATGATGTTTGCACAACTTGCGGAAGATATTGGGGAAGACACGCTCATCGGCGAGGCGAGTGATCTTATCATGACCCCAGATGAAGCAAAACGTAAACGCACTGAATTAATGATGTCCGGGCCTTATCAAGATAAGTTTCATCCCGAACATGATTGGTATGTTCAAGAAGTCCAAAGACACTTTCAATTAGAAAGCGGAAATCTTGCAGCAGAAAGTGGATAACCGATAGGCCCACGCGTCAAACTTGTGTGTCAAGTGGACTAGCTGCCCCTAGCAGTAAGCATGGCCCCTTATGGGATAACCAGGCGCAGTAATCTGAAAACTTAATCTGTAGAAAGGACTCTGAAAATGAGTATTATTGATACAGCCTTTGTAAACCAGTTTAGTGCAAACGTCGCTATGATTTCGCAGCAAATGGAAACAAAATTGCGCAAAGCAGTAGACGTTGAATCTGTAACTGGCGAAAAGGCTTTCTTTGAGCAAATAGGGGAAGCTGCAGCAGTGGAGCGTACCAGTAGAAATGCGGATACTCCCCTCGTAGCAACACCCCACGCCAGAAGAATGGTGACAATGACGGATTTTGAATACGCTTCTTTGATCGATGATCAAGATAAGGTGCGTATGTTAATAGATCCAACGTCAGCATACGGCAAAGCAGCAGCTGGTGCGATGGCAAGAAAAATGGACGATGTAATTATTGCAGCGGCCACTGGTGATGCCAAAACTGGTAAAGATGGAAACACAACAACCAGCCTTCCATCTAGTCAAAAAATCGCTCACGGTAGCGCTGGCTTGACACTAGCAAAGTTGCTGGAAGCTAAAAAGAAGTTGGACGCAAACAACGTTGATCCATCAATTCAACGATTTATTGTTTGTTCTCCAGAGCAAATCGAAGATCTGTTAAACAACACAACAGTAACAAGCGCAGACTTTAATACAGTTCGTTCGTTAGTTGCTGGTTCGATTGATCAGTTTGTCGGGTTTACGTTTATTCAAAGTAATAGACTCCAAACCGACAGCAATGGTCATCGTAAAGTGTTTGCGTTTGCGACTGACGGTATCAAATTAGCAATTGGTAAAGAGCCAATGGCTAAAATTACTGAAAGGCCAGACAAAAGCTATGCGACACAGGTCTATTATTGTCAGACTATTGGCTGCACTAGGATGGAAGAGTCCAAGGTAGTCGAAATAGCCTGTTCAGAATCATAAGGAGACTGAAAAATGGCGACAGTATTTTCTGCACAAAAAACTAATTCACTAGCCACACCTGGCGTGATGAATCAAGCAAATGAATTGGGTGGCCGTATTCGCGTTGCTCATTCAACATACGAAGCAAGCTCATTATCATCTGGAGATGTTATTGAGATGTTTAACTTACCAGACGGTGCGCGTTTGTTAACGGGTTCAATAGCGCATGATGCGCTAGGTAGCGGAACAACGCTATCAGTTGGACACGGTGCACATAACACAAGAGCTGGTGTAGCGGTTTCAGCTGCAGCGGCAGCGTATAAAGCAGCTGCATCTTCAGCATCCGCTGGTAAAAATGACATACTTGCGACGTTAGCATTAGGATCTGGCTCTGAGCTTGACGCAGATGGCACGGGTGTACCGATCACGGTTACACTTGGTGGCGGCGCTGCAACAGGCACAGTCGCTCTGACGATAATGTACGCAGTAGACTAATTGAGTAGGGGCGCTCCGGCGCCCCTTCTTTTTTTTGGAGATCATCTATGACATCAACCGTTGATATATGTAACATTGCGCTCGATATGCTTGGCGCGTCTACAATTTCGTCATTAGATGAAAACTCGAAAACAGCAAATTTAATAAGTAAAAGATTTGATAGTGCGCGTGATTTTGTTTTTAGAGAACACGTTTGGAATTCACTTATTCGTCGGGCAGAACTATCACAAGAAACAACAAAACCACCGTTTGGCTATGATTTTCAATATCAATTACCAACCGATCCATTTTGTCTAAGGGTATTGGAGTTTTCAAATGGCAGTATGAGTTATCCACAAGATAACATGATGACACACTCAGGCGGTCCTGTGTTTGTTATAGAAGGGCGTAAACTTCTTACAAACGAAGGTACTGCAAAGATTAAATATATCTCAAGAATAACAGATCCAAACGAATACGATGCTGGTTTGATAGAAACGTTAGCAGCGTATCTAGCAACTGAAATTTGTTACGCAGTCACAGGATCGACGAGCTTAATGCAAGTAACATATGCAAAATACGAACAGATCCTTAGAAATGCGCGCCATACTGATGCCACAGAGGGTGCAACAACACGTTTAGAGGCGTCTGACTTCATCGAAAGTAGATTTTAGATGGCAAGATCTGCACCAAGTTTTGCCTCGTTTACAGCCGGGGAAATAAGCCCACGGTTAGAAGGACGCACAAATTTAGAAAAATACCGTGAGGGATTAGCAGAACTTACAAACATGGTGGTTATGCCGCACGGCGGTGTCACCCGGCGCCCAGGTACAGAATTTCTAGGAGAGGTCAAAGATAGCTCTGTAAAGACGCGACTTATTCCTTTTCAGTTTAAAACAAGCGACACTTATATTCTTGAGTTTGGCAATCAAGTCATGCGCGTTTATCGAGATGGGTTAGTTGTTTTAAACGCAACAGATAAAACAATAACGGGCGCGACTGCAGCAAACCCGGTAGTTATTACGTCAAATAGTCATGGGTTTAGTAACGGAGATGAAATATACATAGATAATGTTGGCGGCATGACGCAGCTGAACGGCCGACAATTTCGTGTTGCTAGTTCCTCTACAAATAGTTTTGCTCTAAAGAATTTGTTTGATGAAGATTTAGATGGATCTAATTTTACTGCTTACACATCTGGCGGTACGGCGACACTAATTTATGAAACGCCGACACCATATGCGGCTGCAGACATCTTTGATCTACGGTTTGCACAAAGCGCCGACGTTATGTACATCGTGCATCCGTCGTATCCTATTCGCACACTTACGCGGTCCGGCCACAACAATTGGACCTTTGCCACACTGTCTATAACCGGCTCTCCAAGCCCAAACATAAACAACGCAACAAATCAGTATCCTAGTGTTGTTTCATTTTTTGAACAGCGCCTGGTCTTTGCTAATACAAACAATAATCCGCAAACATTGTGGATGTCTAAAAACGGTGATCATACAAATTTTACGCAAGGCAGCGGTGACGACGATGCGCTTGTTTATACGATTGCTGCAAACCAGGTAAACGCAATACGCTATCTCTCAGCAACGCGTGTT